GACGTGAAGTTCACGCCGATGTGCTTTTGCGAAGCAACAGTCAGGGTCGTGTACTGCTCGTTGTCGTCTTGAACTTGCAGAGCGGCACCATCAGTGACCAGAGCGCGGTCAGGCAGACGGATACGCAAAGTCGAACCAATCTTGGCACCTTCAACAGCGAAGCTGTCGTCGTACTGACGGTTTACGTTACGGGTGACTACCAAGTTATTCTCAAGGATCTCAAGAGCTTTACGGGTAATCATGTCAATGGTCAAAATGCTATTTGACATAGTTATTTCCTTTCAAAAATGAAATTAGCGGTTTCTTTGTGCTTCAATCTTCTTGATCTGACGCAGCCGTTCCTGCTCAATCCACTCAGACGTGCTCATGGTTTTAACAGAGCGTGGGTCAGTCGTGTCATAAGACGGTGTACCAGAGGTACGGGCTGTTACAGGTGCAATTGGAGCTGGAGCACTAGAGGTTTTCTTTGTGACCGGTTCAGCTGCCAGTTTGGCTTCGATCCGACCGATTTCTTTGGCTTGCAAAAAAGGCGCTAGTTTGGAAATGCGGTCCGCTTCTTTGGGATTAGATCCGAGGTAGTAAGCTACATCGGGGCCAACATCCGAAGCCTGAATTGTCTCGGCCATCACGTTGGTGATTCGCAACTGCGGGTTATATGCGACTTGTTCAAAGTCATCATACTTATTCCGAGCTTCTTCTTCACGATCGTGATACGCCTCAATCATTTCTGATTGTTGACGTTCAGCTTCCCGTCTGGCAACCAATTCCTGAGCTTTACGTTCAGCCAGTGCTTCTGCATAGGCTTCAGTTGACTCAAATTGATCAGCAGGCGGCAGGTCAGCAGGAGCTTTGGTCGTTTGCGTTTCCGCTACACGACGTTGTTGCTCACGTTCCCATTTGCGTTGCTCTCTAGCAAGTCGCTTACCGATTGCAGCGTCCAGTTCTTCCTGTGTGAAAGATTTCGCAGCAGGTTGTTCTTCTGGTTGCTGTTCATCAGCAATTACTTCCGGCGAAGAAACTTCGGGTTCAGGTGCAGCCGTTACATCCTGTTCCGGCACGGGGATTTCACCCGCTAGTTCATTTTCACTCATTTGTTGATTCCTGAGAATCCCTGGTGTGCTGCACCAGTACAGTTAATGCAGATGTTACACATTACTCCGCAGGTGTCAATACCTGCGAATTACTTTCCAACCCAACCAGTATTACCTGTACCGGATTGCTTTACATACAGCGTAGTTCCTGCTCCACCAGTTGTGTTAGTATAAAGTGAACCTACCACGGCGGTCAAAACACCTTCTGGAGAACCTGTACCGCTGGTCCAGATAGGAGTTCCGTCACCAGGTGCAAACGTGTTTGTTGCAGTTCCATCATTTGTTCCAGTTAGCTTGTAAGCATTTGGATTAGTGTTATTAGGTGTATTGTTTTCAGTTACCCAACTTACGCCTACATTGCCAGAACCAGCATTACCTTTGCGAATGGTGCAATTTGTATTAACAAATTTGTTATTGAACGAGTAAAGATAATTTGTATTTGCCACGTTATCAGTGATCATTTGATAACGAATCGTTGTTGGTTGCGTTCCTTTAGTCGTTTGACGGCAACCGGAAATGTTTACATGACTTGTGTTGTAAACATTAAACAATACGGTTGTGTTTGCATTTTCATAAATATCAATATCGCTACCAATAATGTTTACTGCATCTGTATTAACAAGATCATAGCAAGTAAAATTACCTGCGTATGGATTGCCTTCAATATGACTAACATAGTAGTTAATAGAACCGCAACTATCCAAAGCAAAAGCTGTTGTGTTTACAACGGAATTATCGAGTTCTCCAATGTCAACAGCACAGTTTCTAAATTCGCCATCAGTTACATTGTAAAGTTTATACCCAATACCGCAGGAAAGTGCATAACAACGGTCAAAGACTGTAGTAGTTGCAGAACCTGGAGTGCTTGAATTTTGAAACCCTGTATTACATTCTAATGCTTCACAACTTTCTACAAGAGTTAAAGCTGTTACTGTAGCCAAATTTAACCCAATGTTGAAATACGACATTCTTACATTTGTAAAAAGCGTGGAAATAGGATTTGTTGTGACAATAGCAGATTTAGTTGATGTTTGAGGAGTCCCTTGTCGAATAATGAATAAATCATTTACATTTAATTCACCGTTACCAAAAGAAAAACCATGAACATCGTTATATACATTGATAATTGCATCATTACCATTAACAATGATGTTTCCAGATTTTGTAATAGTATCTGTAATTTTGTATGTAGCACCCGGAACAAAATCAATAACAATTCCTGCGTTAAATGCTGCTTGAAGTGCTGCTGTATCATCCGTTGTGCCATCACCAACAGCGCCAAAATCAACAACATTAACAGGCGCTCCGTTAATCATTGAATAAGATACTTTAGTTAAAGACATTTTATTTTCCCTTTAATGTGGAAATTTCTGTTTCCAGTTGTTCAATTTTGATTTGTAATTCTTGCAATGCTTTGATTGCCGCTGGAATTAAAAAAGAGGTGTCAACGCCCCATGTATCTTCTTCTGTTATACCTTTTACAACAGCGTCAGGACAAATATCAATAAGTTCTTGAGCTATAACGCCAAAATCTTGTGATTTTTCTTTACCTATCCAATCAAAACTTCTAATTTTTACAGAATTAATTAAAGGTAATGCTGATTTTGCATCAACAATGTTTTCTTTTAATCTACTATCTGATGATGTTGCATAAGTTGTGTTTGTTCCATTTGATGTAATAGAGCCATGAGAAGTTCCTGCATCACTAAAATAAAAATGGTAATAAGTACCACCATTGCTTACAGCATAAGAGTTGTAAACGTAACCCCCAGCACCTAATTGATAACCACCAATTGTACCGTTACCGTTTGAATAAACCTCATGATTTAAAGACGACCCGCCAATATTAGTAATTGCTGTGCCGCTTACTATGCATTTACTGTTTACGCTTAAATTTGCTGCACCCGGATCAGTGGTGTTGCCAATGGATACGCCGCCGGATGTAAAAAAACGTACTTTTTCAGCAGCACCGACCAAAATCGATACATCCGTTGATGATATTGAACCTATTTGAACCGCAGATGCGCTGCATCCCATAACTGTGCTAATAGAACCGCCGGTATATCTAATACCGTCACCAGTTGGACCGCTTACGTCCAGCTTAAAAGCTGGGGTTGTTCCAACTCCTACATTGCCTGTGTTGTAATAAATGGTAGAGCCAGAAGTTGTCCATTGGCTAGAAACTTTGTTGTTAAATGTGCTCCAATCAGTGCTGGTCAAATAACCGTTTGTACTACCATTTGCAGCAGCCATACTGATAGCAGGAGTTGTGCCACCACTGGATACAACGGGAGCAGTACCTGTAACAGATGTTACATAAGTGCCTGCCGGTTGTTTGTTATTAAACGTATTCCAATCAGTAGATGATAACCAACCATTTGACGATGCACTAGACTGCCGAATCGGCACAGTATTAACGACGTTGGTCGAATCTTTGAAAAATAGATTTTTGTCAGCAACATTGATTGCAATTTCGCAACCATCTGTACTGTTTGTTAGGTTTCCTGCTGTCGGCGCATTGGTCGGAGTTGTGCTACCGTATAGCAGAATAGGTGTTTTTCCTGTAGCGGCCATGATTTATACGCTGGTAATTGTTTGCCAACCTGTTGATGTATTGACACATAATTTTTGTAAATCTGTGTCAAATACCACCAATCCTTCAGATGCGCCAGTGATTGCGTTTTTCTGAGCAGTTGTTACATTTGGCGCAATAAAAGGAAATGCGTTTTGAGCAGAACTTGTTGTAAACTTAACAGAAGCGTTTACATGAAGACCTGATACGAATGTAACTGTGTCTGAATCGGTTTCCACAAATGCGTATTGAGCACCTGGACCGTATTGATTCACACCGTCCACAAAAACCGACAGGTTATTAGTTCCTGGCTGGTATTGCATGGTTGTCAAATTAAACACAGTCTGACCAGCAGTAGCTGTTTGAATCTCTTGCTGATTGGTGTAAGCAATAAAGTTGCTGTTGATACCGCTCAAGTTGTCCCATGTGCCAATTAGCACATCGTTGCTGTCTTTGAGGACAAACTTGTAGTTTTGGCCGTCAGTCAGCCAAATTTCGTAAGGTACACGGCCAGCGGAGTTAAGAACAATTGGATTGCTATTGGCTGTAAGACCACTATTGCTGGTGTACGTTGCCACCTGAGTCGTGGTACCAGCGGCGTATGTGTAAATCTTGCCGCCAGAAAGGACGTTGCCGCTATTGTCGAGGAGCTGAGCGCCAGCGCCCCAGATCGGGGAAAGATTTACAGCCATAGTATTACTCCAATTAGTCGTAAGCCACTGTATAAGACGCGCTATTAGCCAGAACGATGTACAGACCCTTATTAAAATACAGACCAGCTGGGAAATTTGCATAGGTTGTACCTGCTGCAACGGTGATCGTATCTAGGATTTTAGGATCAGACGCACTGGAAGCAGCCGAATCATATACAGTCAGGGTGCCGCTGGATGTCGTTGAAACAAAGATGCCGTACAGCTTGCCAGCACCGACTTTAACCTGCTCGGTAGCGTTGGTTTGAGTATAGTTCGCCATGTTAAGTCCTTTAAATCAAATAATGATTTCGTTTGGCTCGGTTATCTGCTTTAGGTATTACTTGCAAATTTGTAGGAACGTGCAATCCTGAAACATTTTCACCGCGTAGTGGAAGTATGTGATCAACTTCCCAAACAAAACCAAACATCTCGGTTCGCAGTTTAGCAAGTTTATACGCTTCACGCATCATCCATCGATCATCCGATGTAAGCCATTTTGGCACACGTTTGGCTCGTCTGGCAACACTTGCAACAGCAAGTGATGTGTATGTTGCCGGATTTTTAGCAATCCATCGTTTACGCTTAGCTGTCACTTTATCTGGATTAGCTTTTTCCCATGCCTTTTGATCAGATTTAACCTTGTCTTTGTTGGCAGCTTGCCATCGTTTTACACGGATTCCGTGAAGTTCTCGATTATTTTCTAACCATTTTCGCATCGACTGCGAATACTTTTCTGGGTTTTCAATACGCCACGCTACTGACTGAAGTTTGGTACATTCTACGCATTTTGCGCCTTTAACATACCGATCTGCAAAATGACCTCGTTTACACGGCTTACCCGTGTTATATCTATCTAGTCCGAGGTTTTTTGCTTCTTTTCGTTTCACGCAAGGAACCTTAACTTATACAGTGTGGAAAGATACAGCTCAATGATACCATCAATCAGGTTCTGAAGGGGGGCATCGTCCTTCTCACAGACATCGTAGCGCCCTTTTTCGATCTCAGCAAGCTGATCTTGCAGAAACTCCACCACATTACCTGTTTTCTTGGCTGACATGAGAGAAATCGGACCAATCAGACCATGACGGCCCTGATATGCCTCAGCAAACCCGTCTGCCAGCTCAATAATCTTATCATAAAACCCGTTAAGGGCTTTGTGTTTAGCGTAACTGCGGGTGTTCAAGTGAACGGAATGAGTTACATCCCGTGCCAAAAACAACATCCCAATAAAATCATTGCATTTCATTAGTTTCTCCCGGTTCTTCTTGACCCGGCATCTCGCGTGGTTCTAACTCACCGCCGACCAGATCACCCGTGTCCAGAGCTGCGGCAATCGTACCCATCACGATGTCCTGGATCTGCTCAGGCGACATACCGGCTTGAACAGCAGCAATACGTTGCGTTTCAGCTTGGTAAGCCTTAATCTCAGCCTCGTAGTCCTTACGGCGCTGTTCCTGAGCCTCAATGGACTTAGCGGCATTTTGGATCATCTGATGCATCTGCTCCATTTCCTGACCCATTGCCTGCATTTGCTGCTGGGCGGCTTGCAGGGCAGGCGATTCATCAGCTTCAGACGTAATCTTAGGATCGATGGTCTTGGCAAAACGCTTCGCCATCTCCTGAGCACCCGGCCAGTCCATGTTCTTAACGAACAGATCGCCAGCCACTTGCCACAGTTGCGGATTACCTTGCAGCAGCTGAGCCATAGCTTCCAGAGCTTCTTGGCGCTTGGTGGCATAACCAGGACCAGTGGTAACGACCACATCATACTTACCAACGCCAGGATTGTAGATTTTTTCAATTACTATCCCGTTCTGATCTTGAATTTTGCGAACTGGTTCTGGCTGCATCGGGTCCATCTTGACCATGCTGGTTTCACCATCTTCACCAATGATTCGGGCGATACGTTGAGTATCGTAAATCTTCGGGATTAGGTCCACCAATTGACGGGTCACATGGCGCACAGCACGGGCTAGGTTATCGACGTAGTGATAAGTGCCGACATCAGACTCTTTCTGACGGGCGAGGATCGCTTTACCACTACGCTCGTTGGATTGCATACCCAAGGAGGCATTGTATTGACCCGTGGCGCTCTTAATATCGTCCGCAGCACCCATCTTAGCCTGAATGAGTCCCGTCTGCGCCAGAGGCGGCGCAGCACGCTGTGGCAGCGGTAAAACAGCACCATTACCGTCAGTTACATCAGAGTTGACTTCCAAATACGGCCAGTTATTCGTATTGGCCGTTTTCCACTGCATTTCGTAGCCTTCAAACTGACCACCGTAGCCGACAAACGGGGCTTTCGGTGCAAGTGCCAGCATCTCAGCTTCTTGCGATACCCAGTAGTTGTACATACGCTGGGCATCTTTGGCGTTGCGGACCAGACCGGACACATACATCCGACCTTCCACTTCAAACTCGTTACCGACCACGCGGACTACAGGAATCCATTTACCAGCCCACTCACGTTCCTCAAGGATCTCGTAGCCGTTGGTCTTGCACCACATGATCTTCTTCATCTCCGAGTCGCGTGAGCGAAGCGGACGGCCATACATGACCTTCAGTTCCTTATCTTCCGGTGTACCTTCAAATACCGACTCACCATTCGGATACAGATTCAGCTTCTTCTTCTTGTAATCGATGTAGAAATACTCAGCAATCTTGACCGTGTGCTGCCCGATCCACTGACTAATCTGCTGATCACCTACACCCAGCGTTGCCAGCGTTGAGATTGGCGCTGCATCTGGGTACATATACTCGTATTCTTCTTTGGTGACATCTTCAGTAATGAAGCACCACTTGGCATCAGCACCCGTAGGATCTTGAATCAGCGGGTCCATGTACACACTAAAGCTGTTACGGATGCGGCAAATCTTAATGTCCTGCTCGAAAGTGGCTTCGTCGCAGTATTCGGTCAGGATACGGATATAACCCTCACCGTAAGCCACTTGGTTCTCACAGGCGGTGTCGTAGGCTACGTCCGCGTCCGAGATGTACTGGATGTGACGTACGACGCCGTTGAAAATCTCGGCCACCTCAACGTCAGCCTTATCGTCGGCGGGGATAACTTTACCCGATGGGCGGTTCTGACGCTGATCGTTAGTAACCTGGTGAACATGTTGTGGCAGCTTATTGATGGTTAAGGTAGGGCGTGCATTGATTGTCTGACCCTGCACAGCACCACGGGTTGCCAGAACATCAGACGGCCACTGCCATTGATTGTCTGGGCTACCAGCGTAAAACTTGAGATCGTCTAGCTCATCTTCGCGGCTATCGGAAAGTGCGGAAATGGCAACATTCAATCGCTGCCGCATCGTGGACAGCATTTCCTTTTTAGGAGTGCCACCATCGGCTACTTTTGCAACAGGATTAAGGTCACCATTAGGCATCGAATACTCCGATCACGTCTTTTTCGCGCATTGCGAGGTATGTTTTGCCGTCATGCTTAATCGGCTGTCCGCTATATTCCCCGAATAATACACGATCCCCGACATTTAGGCACAATTTAATCCAATCGCCACTATCCGTGCGAACACCTGGTCCAACAGCGACTACCACACCTTGCGACAGCTTTTTTTCAGAACTTGGTACTACCAGTAAGCCATCGTGCTTCTCGACTTCTTGCTCGATATACACGCAGTCAAACATTGGCTTGATGTTCATTATTTACCCTTTTTCGCAGGTTTAGCGGCAGCTTTACGCTGCACGGAGTATGCAATAGCGACGCTTTGGTCAACCGGTTTACCGGATTTTACCTCAGCGGCGACATTTTTACGGAACGCGGCTTTACTTGCACTTTTAACGAGGGGCATTTTAGCTTCCCATCCATGATGTGTTCATTATTGATCGATCATAAGTACGGCGTGGTACTTTGTCAATACGCGACTCACGATGCGCCACAGGATAGGCGAACGTCACAGCCAGCGCATCGGCAGAGTCTGGTGACGCTAATCCACGCGACTTCATCTCTTTCTTCCCCTCTAGTTGGATCGCACCAGATGAGTTGATTTTCATGGCAGGGGCAGTCAGGTCAGATTTAAGCTGTCTGTCTGTGGGAATACTAGCAGTTTTGAGCCAATCACGCATAGCACCCCAAAGCTCTGCCCTTTTGTTGAGCCAAGTCACCGGATTCTTCGACTTCCAGCCGAAGTTGACACCCCGCACCTTATAACGCTGCTCGTTAAGTCGATCCAGGATGCCATAGCCCAAACCACCCTCGTCAATCACGGTCAGTGTCGGCTTGTATTCCTCAATGGCGTCAATTACCCGACCCACCACCTCCATCGTATCCTCACCACGATACCGCTTGATGGCGATCAGGTCACGACCTTGGCGCACCACGATCACCGTGGCATCGTTACCACCCCGTGCAGGGTCAACCCCGATCACAATAGGTGCCGTAATGTCCTTGTATCGTTCTCGTTTGAACGCAGCCTCAACGGAACTCGGCGAAATAAACTGGTCGTCACCCGCCGACGGGAACTCACCGTATACCTCCACACGCGCCTGTATTGAATCTTCACCATACTCGTCGATGATTTGCTGGTATATCTGCTTATCAGTCCCCTCGACTGTACGCGAATCGATCTGGCGACCTCTCCAGAAGTCGCGTTTAGAGTTGAAGCACTCAAAGAAATACCCCGTGTTCCGACGAGGGTTGGAAAACGCCAGCCAGTAACGGTCAAGGATGTTCTCTGTAAAGAAACCAGCCGCAACCGACCAAATACCATCAGGAATACCGCTTGCCTCATCGAATATCACCATCATCCCACGTTCATTATGCACACCCGCGTAACTATCTGGGTTTTCTTCGCTCCACAATTTACCTTCTGCCGCCCAATACCGCGTACCAATTTTTAAGTCTCGTTCTACTAATTCGGTCATCCATTGAGCAGGTATCAATTTAGTCGCTGAAATTTCCCACCAATGAGCGTTAATAATCATTGTTGACCATTTTGTAAGTTCGCCCCATGTGACCGAACGTAACTGATTTTCACTATTGGCCGATACAACCACACTAGCACCGATTCGGGTGGTCATCATCCATAAAATAAGCCACGAGACAAGGGCAGATTTACCAATTCCGCGTCCAGATGCAACAGCTTCTCGCATTGAATCCATTTCCAACTGACCATCGTTCTCTTTGATGTGTCGGGCGATGTCGCGCAAAATCTCACGTTGCCATTTACGGGGACCGGCGTGTTTTTCCAAAGGTGTGTTTCTTTGACCCCATGGGAAAGCAAAAAGCACAAATGCCTCTGGATCGTTTTTTACAACTGGACTCCACAACTGCGACATCAGCATTTGCTCGTCATCGGGCGAATATATAGGCTTTTGCAAAATTAAACTCCTGGTCTGTGAGTATGATACTCGGAAAGTGCGGATTGTCTGACTTTTACAGCATCTTCGATTGTTGAAAACGTACCCAGATAGATATTTTTTCCGTGTACCTTAATCTGTGCTTGCCATTTTTGATTGGCTTTATGCCATGTCACACCTTTATGCCCACTGGTGTTGTGTGAAAACCATGCAATGTTTTGCTTGTTTTCACTAGAGTCAACCTCACGCAGGTTACTTATTCGATTGTTGTGTTTGCATTGATCGATATGGTCAATCTCTGTAGGCCACGCGCCATGCACATACAACCACGCCAATCGATGAGCTTTATACAATCTTCGATCCAGCATGATATTGACATATCGATCAGGTTCAGCGTGACCGGCAATAGATCCAGCTAATGCTTTTGATCCCCTCGTGTGTATCCAAGTAAACACACCAGTCTCAGGATCATAGTCCAATAATTCTTTAAGACGGTCTTGCGATATAATGTTGTCAGCCATTTGATGCTCCATTCATCAGTGGTTAAAAGCCCTGACCTGTTCTCAGCACGTCAGGGCTTTATCATTATACATCATTCTTCGTCGTGATCAATAATTCTTCCGGTAATTAACCGCTGGTTAGCCTGCTCCAGCGCAGCCGTGATCGATATGTTCTGGTTCACCTCCAGCGTCTTGATGTCACCGTAGCGTTTCCTGTTCCAAGTCTTAATCAGGAACTGGCGCGAGTCGATACGCAGCTTAGATCGTTGAACATCCTCTGGTACACCGCTGTCATTCACACCATCAGCAATTTCCAGGATCTCAGCGGCGATCATTTCGCTACCAATCTCCTGAGCCTCGTAATACCTCGACTTACGCTGTGGGTCTTTGTGAATCCAGCGCAACAGTTGCGGATAGTCAAAATCACGCTGGTCGTCCCGCAGAATCTCTTTTAGGTTGATTCCACGAGATAGCTTATCGAGAACGGTTTCAAAAAATACGCTGAATTGGGTTTCCCTCAACTCTTTAACTTGAGTCGATGGGTTAAGCCACGATGGTAATTCGATTGGTTGTGTCATTGTCAGCATGATAGCGCCATTCATTGAACGTGCTTCTATGTATCACATCGGCAAGTAAGATGCAAGTGAGTTAGGTGATTCACAATGTGTAAATGTGTCATTTGAAAAAAATAATAAAATTTTCTTGGGGTACCTTACTGCCATTTTCCCATTTCCCTCGGACCCACCCCACCCCTTAATCAGGAATCCGGATTTTCCCAGCTTCACGTTGTCACAGTTGTCACAGTCACCACAACTAGGCGGATCACTTGTCACAGTAGACAATGTGAACCATGTGACCATGTGACCATGACCAATACACAATGTGACCATGTGACCATGACCAATACACAATGTGAACCAATGAATTAGCACACATTGTGAGCAGGGGCAAACTGTGACAACTGTCCCTCCGCAGGCGAGGGGGGTGTTTTTTGATACTTACCGCGATATTTCTCAAAAGTGGATACCCCCGATTTCAGTCACACTTGTCACAGTTGATCATCACGCACAGTCTGACAATGTGATACATTGACAAGGTGAAAAGGGTAAACCCCATCGTATTAAACCCTGAGCTCAGATCATTTTTCACATTGTGGAATGTAGATTATTTTCACTTTGTGGTGCAAAATAGTGTTGACAATGTGAAAACAGGTGCTACAATGTGAATCATGCAGTCAGGTAACAGTCAATCAACTAGGAGCAACAAAATGAATCCACTAACCAAACGTGCCACGCACAATGTAAACCGTGAAAACAATTTAATCGCCTGGGGTTCTGGTGTAGTGCTTGCCGCCCTTGTTATCGCTTTCCTTCTGTAATCGTTAGGAGTAATTAATCATGCAACGTATCACTAATGCCCAACTGCATTGCCTTGTCGCATATCTTAACAAACTAACCAATAGTCCTGCCGAATACATGGGCGCGGACCGTCGCACAAACGTGGATCATTATTGCCTAAGCTTTGCTTATGGTGGTGCCGAGTTGCAGCGCGTCTGTAACGAATCCGGTGGCGTGCGTGACGTATTGCATACCGGCCATACCACAAAGCGCGATTTGTTCAATCAAATCCATTCATTCATTCGCGGCATTGAATCGCAACAAGGGGCATGATCATGGCGCACGTTAAAAAACTTACACTTTGCAACAATCACGGATATCTGACGCACGCGGAAAACTGCCAATGCGACAAAGCGCACCATTACACAAAGTTTGCCGTATTCGGTACAGACTACGGCCACCTGCACAACACCTCAGGCGATATGCGCCTATGGTCTAGCTATTCTGGCGCTTATGCCGCTGCACGCAAATATCAAGGGAGCAAATAAAATGACAAACTTTGTACAAATTCAATCGGGTAACTTCCGCGCATTAGTGCGCCCTGAAAACCTGGCAAAGCGTGAAGCGCTACTGGCTAAAGTTAAACCCGGCTATAAGTTACCGGCCCCGCGTGAAATGGCCCGGACTTATCCAACGTATAAACCCGGCATGAGCACGCTTGAATATGTGCGTGCGTTCGAGAAGGCCAACAATATGCGTTACCCCCAGCACCTGGGGATGGTTAGCCCATACGAACGCCTTAACGCGGCCCCGGCGACACAATACGACCCAACGGTCCCGCTATGCGTAGAAGATGCTAACCCGGACTATGTGCCGGGCCTGGACGATGCACCGGTTAAACCTAAGCGCACCAAGAAAGCAGCAAAGGTAATGCCAGATAAGTCTGCCGTAATGTGGCTGCTAATGGATCACGGCCTCACAATGTACCAAGCCGATCCACTGGCTGATAAGCTAATCGCATTGTTTAAAGGGGAATGATCATGCAAGGATTTAAGGCATACGCATTAGGATGCAGTGCTATGGCAACAACGCCAAAAGACGCAGCAATTAAGTTTTTCACAATGTACCCAACAAAACGTAAATGTGACGTTATCGCGGGAGAATCTAACAATGGGTTTTTTACTGTTACTTATGGCCGCGCCAGTGTTGGCGAATGGCCCCAGTTTTACAAAGCAGTGACAAAGAAAACCGCCAACGCTTTGCCTGGGGGTGACGCATGAACCGGATAGATGAATTGGCCCTTAGTTTGTCACTGCTATCCGATGATGATATGAGCAGGTTAGCCCTCACTTTGTGGATGCGTTACCCGCGCACCTGTAGAAGCATAATCAATGAAACGCAGCTTGCGGAGAATCTGCTAACCGCACCAACTGATCAAGGGGGTCAATGATGATTGCCGCACTAGCTGCCCTTGCAGCGTTTCTTTTATCAATCGTTTTGAAGGTGTAATCATGCAGCGTATTTCAAAAAGAGAATGGCTTGGACTTGGTGGTATATCTAGCCCAAGAACTGCTAGGAAAATGATTTCTGGCAAATGGTTTTATTATCGTATTGACTAAAGGAATCATTATGACCACGGAATTATCTAAAGCCGCTTTTATCCTATCGTACCAGGACCGACACAATATAACCGATGATAAACTGTGCGACTTGTTAGGCGTTACTAAGTCGGCCTTATATAGCTGGAAAACGGGGGCGCGTGCCCCTAGTACGTCAGCGCACCGCATCGTCACGTTATTATCGCTATTAGAGACGCTTGCGCCTGATATTCATAGCTACATGGCGGGTAAGCCCTGATCGTTGCACCATGATGCGAAAACGCCCCTTGCGGGGCGTTTTTTATTTGTTGCCGTATACTTTCGGTTTCTCTTTACTTGATAGAGTGTAAATCTCATCAAGCTGACGCTGACGCGCTTCTATAACCTCGCGCCTATATTCGGCGTGCTGATCCACCAGCGCGGGATTGATGGCCCATTGAGCGCGATGCGTACCACTTAGGTCATCAATGCGTAGCACATAGCCTGCATCCTCTAACGGGATCATGGCAACGATGACCCGCGCTTCTTGTTGGTTCGGGTGGATATGGTCAAGCTGTCTGCGCCCTGCCCGTTTAATGTCGGACATGGTCACCGTCTGCTTGTCCGCGTGCTGGATAATCCAATCGTGTACCCAACGCTCAAGGGTAGAACTGCCCCCGATGTCGCACAGGGCAGCGCGTAAAGCTGGCACGATATAGGCTTTAGCAAAAGCCACAGCGCGGCGCATAAGGTCAGCGGTTACGAATGGTTCAAATGGGGCTTCGATAAGGTGAAAGATCAGGGCGATTCTGCCCGTAAGCCCCTCGAGCTTACCGAAGGCGGTCATAAACGATTCATCGGATTGTAATAGCCGTTCATCCTGTCGGCGCATGGCGTACCAGTCCTGGAAGTCGCTATAAACGGATGCTGCTTCGGGTGTTAGTCGGTACGTCATAGCCGGAAGGCTAAAGATGGCGCGTAAAGCCTGCGACCATTCGGCATCGTTTCGCATATAAGCGGGGATTTGCTCAGGCTTGCGCGTAAGTGATCCGTCAAGCACAACAGGGATAAAACGCTGAAGCAGACCATCGGCAGACAATGCAGCCATAGATTCACGCAATACGCGAGGCTGGATGTTGCCATAGATCGCTACGGCCATGTTCTCCGCGTGGATCGTACCTGCACCAACTCGATCCATATCATAAGGCGCGGCCTCATAGCTGACTGTCCACGCTGACCGATCCTCACCGCTGCTACGATCGCATAGCTTACGCACCCAGCCTGCCATCTCATCGAGGTGACATAGCAGACCCTGGGGGCGGTCGGCAGCGAGACGCACGAGTTTTTGACTGGTGATGTCGCTGACCTTGATGCGTAAGGGAACGGGCTGCGGTGGCAGGTCGGGTACAGCGGGAGCTTGACCGCCTAATAAGGCTTCGGGGCTTTCGTTGAACTGGATAAAGGCTTTATGGGCTGACGCATACATGGCTTCGCGCCCCTCCCAGTCCAGCAGGGCTTTCTTATGCCGTGGTCGATCTTCTTGCTCAAGATCACCCAGGGTGGCGAACATAGGCGTAGAGCCAGGGGTTTTCTTATCGGCTGGCTCACCGATGGTCATAAGCCACAAAACTGGTGGCACTTTGAACCCTTCGATTAGTTCTAATCGGCTTTCAGCATTAGCCACACCGCATACGGCAGCGAGTCCTGACCATAGCGGCACCATCGGGTCGCAGCCTACCGTGATGCTGATTTGTTCTGCGCGAGTAGCAAGGACAGAAGGAAAGAGGGATAAGTCGGCGCGGGGTGCTGGTGGGTTGAGACTTTTTAACACCTGTTCGGGTGCGGACAGCTTAACGTGATTCTTAAACAGTTCGGTCACATCCACAGCAGGGCGTACCCAGCCGTGACGCTTGGCGATATGGAATAGCGAACCCAGCTTGACCGAATTGGCCTTGTCGGACTTGAAGCTCTGCCACTGCGTATAAATCTCACGCTCACCGGGGTACTTGGTCGGTGCTTCTTTGCTCCAGTCGTTCCAGATGTATAGCGCCTGGTCGAGTTGGTTAGTCTGACTACCTGCCCAGTGCAGCGCCATACCGCAAGCGATCCACTCATCGCGGGAGCAATCGCCAGGGATATGCTCCAGGGCTGCGGTGATCTCTTCCCATGACGCGTTAATAGCCTCACCGGATACCTTGATTGATCGCTCTTTGTCCAGATCCAGCAGCTCGTGCCATAGGTCCATCAGAGCTTCAGGGATCATCGGTAAGCGTGACCAGTGGCCCGTGCCTGCCCAGGTGTAGGGCTTACCTGTAGTTGGGTGCACAGAGGGTGGTAATACGTCTTGAACGGTTAAGCCGGTAGCACTCGCACAACGCAGCTCGTAAACGGTTTTACCCTCTAAAATGACCTTTTTCGTCACAGGAGCCATACCAAATGGCATCTGGTAAAGCAGTTTGCCATGCCCTGCCCTGCCGCTATCGACTACAACAGCATCGGGAGCGTGGTATAAAGCATTGAGATCGATACCCTTAGCAGCAAGCACGGAAGCGCATAGCTCCCACTCATCAATATCAAACGCCATCGTGCCTGAATAGGCATGAGCAAGCCCGATACCATAGCCTACGGGTAGATCGGATTGCGACTTAAGTGCGTTTTCCTTGAGCTGCCAGCCTGGTGATCGTGGACCTTTGGTATTCGGTGGGATCGGTACAAGTGACCAACCGTGTCGGATATAAGCATCGACTGAAGCGGGTGACTGTAGGATCTGTGGTTGCGGTGCGGTGTTCATTTGCGCCTCGGTGAAAATTTTTGTGATTTAGTGTTGACAAGCATAGCACAAATAAACTACACTGCAAGCACTAAAACACATTTTCTACAAATTATGACTCTACCAAAGAACTTTACAGCTTTCCTGACAGTGCGGCTGAATCGCAAGACAGCCGATGCTTTCAGAACCAAAGCTAAGGAATATGGCGGCACTTCTGAGGTGATGCGAGAGATCGTTGAAGCCTTCATTGATGGCCGTCTGACAGTGCAGCCCAACCCCAACCGTAAGACCCTTTTTAACCAGTAAGGAGTAATACCATGTTAGAAACTAAAATTGAAGCCCTGACACAAGCCGTAATCGCACTAACTGAAGTAATCCTAAAGATTGAGGCTAAAGAAACTGCTGAGCCTACACCAGCTCCGGTCGTAACTACACCAGCTCCGGTGGTAACTACACCAGCTCCGGTGGTAGAAGTTGCACCCGCTGCACCGGTTATGCCTGCTGCACCCACCTTTGAGCCTGTAGTGGAAGCGCCTGCTGGTGTCAAAGCACCGTTTACCGATGGCAAGGGTTTGATCGAGTATGTCATGTCGGCTTATAAGGAGATGGGTGCTGAGAAAGGTGCCAAGATCCAGGGTGTGCTGACTGAGCTGGGTTTGCAGAATGTTAACGAGCTGCGCCCGACTGAGTACGATGCGTTCTACACCAAGGTAGAGGCGCTCAAGTGACCACTCACGCCCAATTAAGTCCCAGTAAGGCGCACCGCTGGGTCGCCTGCCCTGGATCTATTAGAGAAGAATCTAAATTTCCAGACACATCGGGCCCAGCTGCTGTGGACGGTACGCATAGCCATACGCTACTGGAGCACGCGATTCGTGATCGTCGTGACCCGATGGAGTACATTGGTTATGAGCTGACTGACCACGAGGGCACCTTCACCGTTGATAAGGAACGCGCTACCCGTGTGGCGCTGGCTTATAGTCATGTGCAGCATCGGGCTGAAGAGCTGGATGCGTTTATGGTGGTGGCTGAGTCGCGTGTCAATCCTGCTGGCCTAATGGGTCGTGATGATTGCAGCGGTACCGTGGACGTGCAGATCCACACCCGTACCCATGTGGACATTATCGACTACAAGGACGGTATGGGTATCGTCAGCGCCAAGGATAATCAGCAGTTGGAGCTATACGCTCTAGGTGTGCTGGCTGACAATCCGCATATTGAGTCGGTTCGCATGACGATTATCCAGCCTAAGCTGGCGATGCGTGGCATGAAGGCAATCACATCTTATGATATGATGGCTGTTGATCTGTTAGCGCGTGTGGACCAGTACAAAGCTGCCGCCGCTGCTACAGATAGTCCTGATGCACCGCTGGTACCTGGTGAGAGTCAATGTAAATTCTGTAAAGCCAAAGGGAGCTGTTCTGCTCTGGCTAGTAACGTAATGGAGGCACTCGATATGTTCCAGTCAATTGACATCGCTCAGCAAGCCGCTGACAAAAACCCCAATGAACTATCTGACCAGCAGATCCGCGAGATCGTGGAGTCGGCACCGCTTGTGCGCCAACTACTCGAAGCCGTGGAAGCTGAAGCACTGCGCCGTTTTGAAGCAGGTGTGACCATTCCCGGCCTCAAGGCTGTCTATGGTCGTGGTATCCGTAGCTGGGCGCTACCTGAAGCAGAGATGGCCGATAAGCTGGTTAAGATGGGTATCCCCAAGACTGCAATCTTTGAAACCAAACTCGTGACACCCGCCAAGGCTGAGAAGCTGACATGGGAAAAGCGTGATGGTGAGAAGAAGCAGCTATCCGATCGTCAACTGAAAACCCTTGAGACTGAGTACATTAAGAAGTCACAGGGTAAGCTGACAATCGTTCCAGAATCTGATCACCGCGCTGCCGTGGTGTTGGATGCTGCTCCGATGTTCGGTGCAGTAAATGATCCGGTGGATTCTCTGCCGGATTGGTTAAAGTAAATCACAAGGAGTAATACAAATGTCTGACGTAATCTTTCTATCCAATGTTCGCCTTTCGTTTCCACATATCGCTGAGCCACAGAAGCAGGTCAATGCCGAGACTGGTAAAGAGCGTATCAGCTACAACTGCGAGTTTATCATGCCCCAAGATCACGCTGGCTTTCAGCAGTTCATGGCTAAGTATGGCGAACTGGCACTGGCTAAGTGGGCAGAGCACGCACAAACCGTTATGGGGATGATCCAAAATGATCGCAAATCACGCTGCTACGGTCGCGGTGAAGAGAAGGTCAACAAAAAGACTTTTACGCCGTATGACGGCTACGCTGGCAATGTGTTTATCACTGCTGGTCGTGACTCCCAGCCGCAGATTATCCAAGCTGATGGCTCGGCAATCGACCCAAATAATACGATGGCTTACCAGCAACTGACCCGCAAGATGTATGGGGGCGCATATGTAAACGCAGCTATTAAACCGTGGTTACAAGATAACCGTCACGGACGCGGTGTACGTTGTGATCTAGTAGCTTTGCAGTTTGCCAAAGACGGACAACCATTCGGTGAGGGTGCAGTTGACGCATCTGCCATGTTTGGCTCTGTTGCTAGCACACCAGTAATTGCAACTGAACCATCATCAATGCCTTTGCCACCATTCATGGCGGGTTAAGTTCCACGGGGTGGCGTCGATCAACTAACTGGAGATCGTGCACGGGAAATGCAGCCACCCCATCTTTTGTAAAGTAAATGTTATGTCAACTAGATCAGAATCTGATAAAACATATTATCAAAAAAACCGCGAAGCACGACTTCAGTGGCAGCGGGAATATTATCAAAAGAATCGTGAAAAACGGCAGCAGTCTATTAAAAAATATGACGCTGCCAATCTTGAACGATTAATCGAGTATCGCAAAGAATATCGAAAAATCAATGCTACGGAACTAAATCATAAAAAACGTGAATACATAAAAAAGAAGTATTCTGTAGATCCACTTTCTCGATTTAAAAAACGAATCCGTACATTGATTTACACCAAATTAAAGAATCAAGGATATACCAAACGATCTAAGACGTTTGAGATTCTTGGCTGTGAATACAATGAATTTCTTGAACACATCTCGTCTAAATTTTCTGATGGTATGTCTTGGGAAAATCATGGTGAATGGCATCTTGATCATATTGTTCCAGTTGCTATTGCTAAGACTGAAGAAGAAGTTATTCGATTGAATCATTACACTAACTTTCAACCTTTGTGGGCTATTGATAATCTTCGCAAGGGTGTGAACTATGTCTAATGATTGGATTTATGATATTGAGACGTACCCCAATGTGTTTACATTGGCCGTGGAGCACGCTGAAGCGCCGCTAACGTGGATGTTTGAGATCAGTGACTGGCGCAATGATTCTAAAGAGATCATCGCTTTTCTACAGCATCTGAAGGAAACCAATGCCCGTCTGGTCGGGTTTAACTCGCTGGGCTTTGACTATCCGGTGCTGCACACCCTGATCCGTATGGGTCACGGTGATGCCAAAACTTTGTACGACAAGGCTCAGGCCATCATTCAATTGCAGGATAATGAGGATCGTTGGGCGCACCAGGTTAATCCGTCTGATCGGTTCATCGAGCAGATCGACTTATTCAAGATCCATCACTTCGACAATAAAGCTCGTGCCACCAGCCTAAAAGTGCTGGAGTTTAATATGCGCTCCGATGACATTCAGGATCTGCCGTTCAAGGTGGGCACCTATCTGACCCGTGAGCAGGTAGAAAAGCTGAAGCAGTACAACCGGCATGATGTAGCCCAAACCAAACTGTTTTACTACAAAACGCTGGATATGATTCGGTTCCGTGAGGAGCTGACGGTTAAGTACAAGCGTGACTTTATGAATCACAACGACACTAAGATCGGGAAAGACTATTTTGTAATGAAGCTGGAAGAGGCAGGCGTGCCCTGCTATGACTATTCTGACAAGGGACGCAAGCCCCGTCAGACCCCGCGCCCTCAGTTGGCACTGCGGGATGCCATCTTGCCTTGGATTCAGTTTGAGCAGCCAGAATTTGTCCGCGTGTTAAATTGGCTTAAAAATCAAACGATTACAGAGACAAAGGGGGTATTTAATGATCTTGTGGCTAGAATCGATGGTTTCGATTTTGTGTTTGGTTTGGGTGGTATTCACGGTTCTGTGGAATCTGTTATTCTCGATTCATCTGAAGAAGCAGTCATCGTGGACTTGGATGTTTCTAGTTACTACCCCAATCTGGCTATTTCTAATCGCTTTCATCCTAAACATCTGGGTGTAGAGTTTTGCGACATCTACAAGAACCTGTACGAGCAGCGTAAGACATACGCTAAAGACTCAGCCGAAAACGCCATGCTAAAGCTGGCCTTGAACGGTGTGTACGGAGACAGCAATAATAAGTTCAGCGTGTTCTACGACCCGCTGTTTACCATGTCGATTACACTTAACGGGCAACTGTTGCTGTGCGTGCTGGCAGAAAACTTGATTAAGATCAGTGGGTTGACTTTAATCCAGATCAACACGGACGGTGTGACTGTGCGCCTGCCGCGTAGCGAGATGCACCATTTGCAAGAGGTTCGCCAGTGGTGGGAGCGCCTGACCGGTTTGGAGCTGGAGGAGGCGATCTACAAGTCGATGATGATCCGCGATGTCAACAACTACATCGCCCAATATGAGTCCGGTAAGGTCAAGCGTAAGGGTGCCTACGAGTACAGCCTGAGCTGGCACCAGAACGCTGGTGGCCTGGTGATCCCGAAGGTAGCCGAGAAGGTGCTGATCGAGGGTGCGCCTATCCGTGAGACTGTGGAGAACTGGCCTGAGCTGATGGACTTCATGCTGCGTACCAAGGTTCCACGCTCTAGTTATCTGCAATGGGGCGATGAGCAGGTGCAAAATATTTCTAGGTATTACATCACCAAGGGTGGGAAACCGCTTAACAAGTGGATGCCGCCACTAGCCAAGAAGCCAACTGAATGGCGCAAGATTGGCGTGGAGTCTGGCTGGAATGTACAAGTCTGCAACGATATAGCCGATGCCACGCTGCCTGTGGACTACGACTATTACATTGCAGAAGTAGAAAAACTCACTCTCGGATTGTCATGATGCTTGAAAAAGATATTGAGAAAGCTGTTAAACGCTATGCCGAATCGAAAGGCTGGTTGACCCGTAAGTGGACATCACCAGGACATATGTTTGTCCCTGACCAGATATTCATCACGCCTTACGGCCATGTGATCTTTATCGAGTTTAAGCGGGAAGGCGCTAAACCAACCCCAGGGCAGCTGCGGGAGCACGAGAAGCTCCGTAATCAAGGCTGCATTGTGTATGTAATTGATAACGTAAATGATGGAAAGGTAATTGTCGATGCGCATACTGGTAGCGTGTGAATACAGCGGCACAGTCCGTGATGCTTTTGCCAAGCTGGGGCATTTCGCCATGTCCTGCGACTTGTTGCCATCTGACAAGCTGGGCAATCACTATTGCGGTGACGTGATGGATATTCTGGATCAAGACTGGGATCTGATGATTGCCCACCCACCCTGTACTTATCTGACCAATAGCGGGGTGAGTTGGTTGCACAAAGATCCATCTCGTTGGGTGCAGCTTGACGAGGGTGCTGCCTTTTTTAAGCTACTGCTGGAAGCGCCTATCCCACGCAAAGCCATTGAAAACCCGATCATGCACAAGTACGCTAAAGAGCGTATCGGTGGAGTAAAGCAATCGCAAATCATTCAGCCGTGGATGTTTGGTCACATGGAGCAAAAGGCTACATGCCTGTGGTTGCACAATCTGCCACCGCTTCAGCCGACTAATAATGTCAAAGATGAAATGATGAAGCTGCCCAAGAACGTGAGAGAGAGACTGCACTATTTACCACCATCGGCTGACCGGTGGAAGATCCGCAGCACTACCTATCAGGGCGTCGCTGACGCTATGGCTGCTCAGTGGGGGTCATTGTGCTAACTCCTGATCTGCTACACGACTATCAGAAGAAAGCAGTAAACTTCCAATGCACGCATCCTAACTCGATGCTCTGGCTCGATATGGGCCTTGGCAAGACGGTTATCACGCTCACCAGCCTATCGCATCTGCTCAGCACGGGCTTTCTGCGTGGCGTGATTATCGTTGCCCCTATTCGGGTTATTAGGCTTGTCTGGAAGCAGGAAGCAGCCAAGTGGCAGCACACCAAAGGACTCACGTTCAGCATGGTGGCTGGCACTAAAGATCAGCGCACCCGCGCCCTGCTGCGCCAAGCTGATATTTTCCTAATTAATTACGAAAACCTCGGCTGGCTCGCGGAAACGCTACAGACTTACTTCGTCAAGAAGGATCGCCCGATGCCCTTTAACGGGATTGTCTGGGACGAGATCAGTAAGATGAAGAACAGCAGCACCAATCGGGTCAAGGCTTTCCGCAAGATCGCTGACAAGTTCGACTGGACTACTGGCCTGA